GGTGGATGTCAATAAAGGCGAAGACCCAAGCGCAGAAGCCGGAATCAAGAACAAAGACGATCTTCCGGAAGGAACAATGTATGATTGGAAGACACCAGTGGACACGGATACACCAGGAGAAACCATAGGAACGATTGTAGTAACCTATCCAGATGGAAGCAAGGAAGAAGTGGAAGTTACAGTCAATGTCGTTGACACGACACCACAGGCTACTGACACAGAACTGTATACGGCGCAGGGGGGAGTTGTAAACAAACCATATGGGCAGACAGCTACGAATGATGAAGTCATAGGTGTCGTAACGACAGATGCACCAGCCGAGAAGATACAGTCAATCGTGGCAGTAGATGCGATTCCAACGACAGGACAGAATCAGCCAGTGAATGTGAAAGTGACCTATGCAGATGGATCAAACGATACAGTCATTGTAACGGTCAACTATGGCTTGGCAACAGATGCATATGATCCGGCAGGACAGGCAATCACAGTCGACAAAGGAAGTCAGCCAAATGCAGCAGATGGTATTGCCAACAAAGCAGACTTGCCAGCAAATACAACCTATGGATGGACTGCACCAGTAGATACCAGTACACCGGGTACGACATCGGGAACTGTAGTTGTAACATATCCAGACGGTTCTACGGATCAGGTCACGGTGGATGTTATTGTAAATGACAACCGGACAGATGCAGAAAAATATACTCCAGAGGGACAGGAAGTCAATGTCAATAAGGGAGAAACTCCAAATCCAGAGGATGGAATCAGAAATAAAGATGACCTTCCAGAGGATACGAAGTACGAATGGAAGACACCGGTAAACACCGATAAGCCAGGGGAAACACCGGGCATCATTGTAGTAACTTATCCGGATGGAACAACAGAAGAAGTGGAAGTAAAGGTCAATGTGACAGATCCGCGTACAGATGCGGATAAATACGATCCGGAGACGAAACCGGAAATCATAAAGCCGGGAGAAAACCCTGATTTAACAGATAATGTAACAAATCTTGATGACCTTCCAGAAGGAACCCAAATTAAAGATATCACTCCAGAGGGAACTATTGATCCAAATAAACCTGGAGAATATGAGGGAACATTAGAAATCCAATATCCTGATGGAAGCAAGGAAACGGTAACCGTGAAAGTCACAGTGGAAAAACCTGCAAGTACAGTAACTCCGGTTAACAATCAGCAGAATACGCAGACGAACAAGGTGACGAAGGTCACAACTTCTGGACCAAAGACTGGCGACTTTACAAATCTAGGTGTGCATACAGCAGCAGCGATAGGCTCTATTGCGACCCTTGCCGGACTATTCTTTGCGAGAAAACGCAGAAAAGTTGACGAGGAACAGTAAAAGAAACAACGATTGTATAGCATAACGACTTGATTCAGCACAGTACTCTTCTTAGAGGGTGCTGTGCTGATTTCATTCAAAACTTCATAGCCAAAGAAGATAACGATAGGAAAAACACTTTATAATGTCAAGAGGAGTATTTATGAATAAAAATGAAATTATTAGAGAAATCGCATATAAACAGGGGATTTCTTCAGAAGTTACAAAGGGGATCATAGATCAGTTTATCGAACTCATTGGAGATAAGATGGCACAAAGAGAAAAAATACAGATTGCTGGATTTTGAACTTTTGAGGCGCGATTTGTCAGTGAGAGAAGCAGTCGAAATCCTCAAACAGGAGAAAAAACTATCATACCGGGGCACTTTTCACCTAAATTTAAGCCAGGGAAGGCATTAAAAGAAAAAATAGAACAACAGTAATCCCATAGCGTGTTATTTATGCCGAGATATTTTGTAGGGAAGGTGGAAAATGATTTGAAATAGACAAAAGGATTTTTTACCGAGTTTCGGGAATTCATTTCTCGTGGAAGTATGATTGATTTAGCAGTCGATGTTATCATTGGAGGGGCTTTTACTGCAATCGTGACCTCTCTTGTGAATGACATCGTCATGCCTGCTATCGGCATCCTGTTTGGAGGAATCGATTTTACAAGTTTGCGCTATGTTATCACTCCGGCATCAGGAGATATGGCGGAAGCAGCCATTTATTACGGAAGATTCATCCAGAATATCATCAATTTTCTGCTGATTGCACTGGTGATTTTTACGATCATCCGGATCATCAACAAATTCTGCCGAAAGAAAGAAGAGAGCATTCCAGAACCGGCAGCTGTTGAGCCGTCTGAGGAAGCAGTTCTTTTAAGAGAAATACGCGACCTGATATCGAGAAATGAGAAATGGCATTCTATAAAATAATATTTCGACTTAAAAAACGATACTTGATCTTTTGTCACAAAAATGGTACCAGTCATTTAAGAAATCGAGGATTATTTACAAAGCAACAAGGGAGGTATACAGTTCGTCTGTTAGCTCTCATGTTGTTTTCCATATTATATCAGGTCTCATGCAATGCTTTCACTTCGTATCAAAATAAACAATTCCCTATACAGTTATTTTGATACTGGAAGAAGGTATCGTGTTTCCCTTTCATAATAGATACATGATCTTTGCATGAGGGAATTTCAAAAAGGTACTCGTATCAGCTGATGAAACCTCTCAGTAAAACAGTCAAAGATAGTATCATGCGCCTGTAACAGCTCTATTTTTTAACAGCATGTTTGAAAGAATTTTTGAAATGATTGTGAGAATGAACATCGTAGAAGCAATGAAAAGATTGCAGTAGGAGGGAAGAAAAAACGATGGCAGGTAGGAAAATGGAACTTTTGTCCATGACATGCTTAGGGGATAATGTCATGGAAAAACTGAAACAGTATGCACAGGAAGATGTAGTTTTTATCAAGGAGAATAAGAGTGCAGATGCTGTTCTGGTATATCAGTTCTGCAGAGAATTCATGGACTGGTATTATCAGTGCCTAAAAGAGCGTCAAAAAATAGGAATCCAGAATGCACTAAAGAGGAAACGGGAAGGAAATGGTGTATACGGTAGACCACGTGTACAAATTCCGGAAGATTTTGAAGTAAATATCAGGGCATGTCTGGATAGCAAGCGCCCTCTGGGAGAATATTGTATGAATATTGGAATGGCACTCTCGACATTTTATAAATATTCATATCCGATCCGAAAACAGTGGAAAGATGAGCAGAGACAACAGCAGGATATATATACTGACGAGATAGAAAATAAACAGGCTGGATGAATTGACAGCTGAGATAAAGATTATCATTTTATGAACATTGAAGTGAAGAAGGAAAGATGGGAAACGAATAGGAGGAGCAGTAGATTCTTTTATCGTTTGCCTTTCAATCATTGAATATAAGATGGCTTTAAGCCCGTACAGACACCAGGTTTTGTGCGGGTTTTTTGCATCCAGAAAAAAATTTAAACTTTTCTTATAAAATTGAAATGTGTTGGAAACCATTTTAAGGGCTTTCCTGCCTTGATCGCCTGTCAGCAAAGGCGGGCAGGACTGTCAACGGCAGCACATTTATGCACTGCTCATCTTGTGCTGATTGACTCGACTGACTTTGCTATTACGCATTATATTTGTAACCATATCCAACGATTGTCTTTATATAATCATGATTCGCTGAAAATGCTTTAATCCGTTTTCTTGTTTAAAAAACTGTATTTTTTACTGCATGATAAATACCATTTGCCGAATCATGCCAGACTACTTCATAGATTTGTTTTATCATAAATGCAACATCTAGATTTGAATATGATAAATACAGGACATCAAATTCTTTAGCGGACAAGATTATTTTATGGTTGCATAGCTTTACTTGGTGTTTCCTAATATCTATAAAAAATCGGAAGCAAGCTGTTTTATTCCCCAGTATTTCTGTACGATCAAACAATCTTTTCTGATCTGCTCTATAAGAAAGGATAATTCGTCGGATTTTTGTGGAATCCGGATTTTGGAAAACAACTGTACTTTCATTTTGAGTCCGTATATTTCTTATAATAAATTCAAAATGTGTTTCAAAAGATATTTCTTGACTATCGTCAACTGTTGATCGCGCTCCTATATGCGTGATTCCATAGAGCGTTTTCTCTTTGAGAAAAACCTTTGATATATACACAGCCGGCTCCGGCAAATCCGTGTCCATTTCAACTTTCAGATTTGCCGTTGGCAAACCTATCAGTTTTCCAATTCTCCGCCCATGGACTACAATTCCACTCGTTTCGTAAAACGGAAATACCATTTTTAATTGGCAATAAAATGAGAATATTTCGGAAACAATTCGGAAATCTAACATAAAAACTGCTGGAATTGTTCGCTAGTTTCCTTTTCCAGCAGCATGACCTTTTCTATCTGCTCTGTAATCAACGCTGTCACATCATCAACGGTATGTAATTCCTGTTTCTGCTTCTGTACGGCGTTCTGGGTATTTTAAAACATGGTGTCAATGACAGTTTCCCCCGGCTGTTCGCCGCTGTCTATCTCTTTCTTAATGTCCCGTAGGATAGACATAAACACATTCTTGATTTCTCTCAAACTTCGCTTCATGCCCACCTCCGACTGTATGCCGAAATCAGATGGAATTGTTAAATTTTTTGATATAGTTGCGACACAACTATGGTGGCAATGTTGCCAGTATGAACTGTGCATGTATGTCCCTTCGAAAATGTTATATGACGGTATCCGAATGCCTTCGTCTTAGCATATATAGCAGTAAAATATGCTCCTCTGACACATCCGATGAGCTTGACCTAGATTTCAGGACAGATGACTCTGTAAAGATGAGTGCCTCTTTGGCATAGTCCTGAAACGGTGAAGCGGCTTTGCTGCGTGATCCAGCATCGTTGCTTATAGCTATATTTCTTATTGATGAAACCACTGTATCGCTGCAAGGATTAATCTGCCCTTATCCCCAACCGGCAGATCGTTTTCCTATTTTCATGAGACAACCGGTACCATCTGCAAAATTGCTTAGTAAGACCCCCTGATGCATCTTATAGTGTTAGGATGTCATGATATTTGTTCTAGGTTGATGATATAATCGTGCTGAGGCATTGGACGGATCCAGATATCTTCCTTCTTATTATCCCATGGGTACCAGTACATTTCATAGCTGCTCAAGGCAGAGCGTGTTGCACAGGGAGACAGACCCAGTAAAGTCCGAGATGCGAACGCTTTTCCAGCATCCGAAAGGCCTCTTCTATAATCAGTCGTTGCATTGTGCTGTGCTTCAAAGTCCTGATGAAAACTCCTATTATTTAATACTGGTCTCTAAAATCCAACAGGATATCAATAAAAGACCACTATCTTTTCTCCGGAAAAGGAGATATAGATATTTTCAAATTCCTGAAAGATAAAATGAAGACGTTCTAGCAACGCTTCATAGACATTTTTATCTAGATTGATCTTTTTCATGCTTCGTTCATTCACACCTTTCTGTCAGATTATGTTAATTTTATATAGTATAAGCTCCCAATGATCAGAGAGCACAAAACTATCTTTATATAGGGTGTGATTTTCGCATTTACACATCAGCTATCTTTTATGTTCAAGATAAAAAGACTCCCACCTTATGGCAGGAGTCAATAGTAGGATAATTCATTTACAAGTATTCTCATATTTTACTGATGAAATCGCAAATACACAGTTAAAAGCTAAATGAGGGTGAACGAATAGTTAATAATAAATTAGTTACCAATTAGATCCGCATCGAGCATTCCTCATGCAGCGTACAAATTGACGTGCGCAGCGATTTTCTCTACAGTCACGACGCATTGCAAAACGAGCTACTCGCTCCGCTTCATTCAATGCATTTCTGCCATAGTCATTATAGCAACTATAGCCTCTGTTCCAGTCGAATCTGTCGAAATCATAATCGCTAAAGCCATAAAAGTCATAATCATTACATTCACATCTGTTACACATATATATTTCCTCCTTACGTGTTATTGAGATACATCTGCGCATCTCAATATATGATATGGAGGAATTAGATGCCTATTTAGGCTTATTATAATACTTATTGATAAAAGATTAAACGTTTGATAACGGTTAATTAAAAGACCACCATTAAGGTGGTCAAGTGCCGCGAAATACTGCCTAGGTATCCCTTTCTTTTCAATGAGCGGCAACGTAATCATTATATTGCTTATATGAACATTTGTAAACATATTATGAACATTTTTGTGTCATAAGCAATAAAAAATCCGGTTTTACCCGGACTTTGCCAAATGGCTATGCATTGTACGATACCTAGGCAGTAGCATATCAATGCCTATGCTATTTTATCATATTAAAAATATTTTGCAATCATTTTGAAACAACAAATAAAAAGCCGGAATACACCGGTCTGACTCTCTGTGGGAAAATATTGGGGTATTTCCGAAAGGGGTAGAGAGCCAATAAAAGTATATTACATATTCACATGTATGTAAACTCTAAATTATTTAATTTTTCTTAATTTTAATCCGCTAATAAAAAGCCAGCTTATAGCCGGCTTTTGTCCCATTGTCACTGCATAAACTGTATGAAAGAGTGACTACGAAATTATATAGCATTTCTTCAAAAATTGCAAATCGTTATCTTAGTAAAATATTGTAAGCTCGATGTTTAACAAAAAAAAGGCTACTCTCTGGTGTGGAGAGTAGCTATAATGTTAGCAATTTTCAAATATACTTTGATTGAATTTTTCTAATTTCTCTATAATTTCATAATATGTTTCAGGATAGGATTTTTTTATATCCCCAATACATTGTTTAAAATCAATTGTGCTTTTATACACTGTTGTCTGCTTATGTGATCTGACAAACGATTTTCTACTGATAGATAAATTAGGAAAATTGCGTGGTAATAGTTCCGTATCATATAAAGGGTTATAGAATGCTTGATTGGATATTGTTGAAACAGGTAACACAGTATACTCAGTATCTATTCCGATTGGCTCTGCTATAATCAATATCGGACGGCTTTTATATTTTATTTTTCTCTCTCTTTTATCAAAATAAGGCAATATAGAAGGATAAATTTTACCGACTTTACTCATTTACCAAATCTCCATCGTAATCCTCAAATTCATCATAATACATTCCCCATGTATAATCAAATGGTCTTACTTTTTTAGAATCCTCTTTTATATCATCAATGGATATTTCTCGACTTCCTCGATCTTTACTCAGGAGCCCACGTCTGCTATTTTTCCATGATAGTTCCTGATGAGATAAATCGCGAAGTTTCCAAGAAGCGTAATGACCGAACTCGCTTATTACATTATTGACAATTCTCTTCGTGGCTGGATCTACATCATCTGTATTCATCATTATACCAATATCTGATGAGAATAGACTGCGTACTAATGGTGAAACTGGTCCATGAATCCACCCTTGCATCTCTTCCTTAAATAAAGGTTCGTCAGTGATTGCTAGTGACTCACGTTGTGCAAAATACAATAATTTATGCAATTTCATTTCATCAAGATTATCGCCAGTTTCCTGTTTATATCTATCATAAACATACTGCGCTACATTTATAATACTTTGCATATTTATCACCATCCTTTACTAGATTATATCACACAGTTACGTAATGTCACGCATTTTGTATCTCTAAAATGATATTTTTCTACTATATTTATATGCCTATTTAGCAAAATGATATACAAAATAACCACTCACTCCCGAAGGAATGAGTGGTTATTTTTTGTATTAGACTTCACGCAATGGACCGGCATACAACCAGATTTTACGACCTCCGACATTTGCCTGCACTGAATTTGTAGGTTTATCCACATCCAGCACTTTAAATTTCTTATCGCACATCCAGTAATCACCTACGTAAAAGCGCTGTGATTTTGCTTTCTTCCCGTTCTTATCACACTTGGTAAGCGGTCCGGCCTGAATGGAGTTACCTCCGTTTCCGGTCATTTCTTCGCACCAGATGCTATCCATGTTTTCTAAAACCTGGTCTACGCTATGCACGCCTGGAATGACAAAGTATTCGCCTACATGCAGAATCTGATCAGGCTGTGCAGGTTTTGCTGGCTTGGAAGGTTTATTCTGAGCTGCAGGTTTGTTCCCTGGCTTCTGCTCTGTGCTGTTTGCTTTCAGCTGGAAGCCTTCTGCAATGCCGTCTACAATGCCCTGTGCGATGGATTCCTTATTTGCCTGATATTCGGCCATGTCAGCCTTATTGTCAATGAAGCACGTCTCTAACAAGGCGGAGCTGATGCCTAAACACTTGCATGTATAAATCACCAGCCAGTTTGTCACCTTGACACCAGAGCCGCTACGCTTCACGAAGTGTTTACCTAACTTATTCATGATGGATTGCTCTACATCCGTATACTGTTCGCTGTCTGTCACAAAGATTTCTGTACCGTGTCCGGATCCATTGAATGCATTGAAATGTACTTCAAGCACATAATCGTACTTTCCGATTTTGAATGTACCGTTCTGCACATCATAAAATGCGCTGCGATTTTGATTGTATACATCCACAGTTGCATACTTTCTCAGTTTCGGAGCAATCAGGTTGACCAGCTCTCTGGTGAGATTAGCTTCTTTGTATCCGCATCCGGAAGCTCCTGGATCGCCTGCACCATGTCCTGCAATGAGTAATATTTTCATTATTCTTCGTCCTCGCTTTCCATTTGATCAAAGACACCTTTCTCTAGGCATCTTTGATATGTTTTCTCTATATAGGCATATTCAGCGTCGAGTACGCCGTTTTGTATATCATGCTTTTTGATTAGTGCGTGATATTTTGTATTGATTTCCACGATATGGTGAAATTCATCCTTTGTATGTCTGCGGTGATTCCTGCATGAATTTGCAAAATCCATTATTTCATACCGGATGCGATCAATTTCATTCTGATCGACTGTTCTGCTTAACTCACAAAGGCTCTTTCTCATATCTCCGTTGAGCTGCTGCCCTATCCATTTAAACAGCCATGTCCAGGGATTTACCTTTATTGGTGCTACCTGTATGACAACGGATCCAGCAAGCAACATGAGCAGCTTAGTTAAATCATCCATGCACTACTCCTGCGGCATATCCAATTCTGGCAGGCCGGCCACTGAGGTGAGCATGGATAATACTCCGGCCAATACTGTTGCAGATGCCACATAAGGCCAGTCTACCTGCCCCATAGCTGCAGCTGCGCCAATACCGGCGATACCTGCCTGCGCCATAGTCTTTAATGCTCGCATTCCTGCGGCTCGTCCCCATTTCTTCCAGTCATATTTCATTGTGATTCTCCTTTCCGCCATTCTTGGCAATATGTAGGGCGTTTAACGCACGCCCATGCGAGATACTTTGGATCACTTCCTTTTATTCTTTCACGGATTACTTTAAAAGATCATTCCCTGACCATACTCCATCATATTTTGCATAAAAGGCGAGCGAATTAGCTCCCATAATTATAAACTCACCATGCGATCCTTCCTGATACATGTGCCCAATAACTCTAGTCCGCGCGTCTGCGTATAAGATGAAATCGAACATAATTTCAGTACCCTTGAAAGATTCCACAAGCTTCATTGCTTGCTGTCTGTCATTCAAACCTGTCTGGGCACTTCCTTGGATACGGTAATATCCTGAAATAACTTTAATAGGATACGGAAAAATGAGTGAATCGTTTTTTACTGGCTCGGCTGAACGTGTTGTTAAATTTGTTGGTATAAATAACATAAACATCAGATGATGTTCCTGCCGTGGTGTCAGATATATTCCTGCCATACAATCTCAAATTGCAGATACTGTGTAATGTTTGTAACAAACGATACCGTTCCATTAGTATATAAATACAAGCTATACATAAATCCTTCATTCGATGATATGCCGCTAAATATGCATGTTCCTATAGAGCTAGCTAATGCATTGTGATTCATCTTTATATCTGCTGCTGCAAATTTAACTGCTTGATTAGCCGTGAATTGTTGCCTTGGAACTGAATATTTTTTCGTTATTATAGGCTTTAAAGGTATAAATATCATATATACACTATCTAGTAGTGTGATGTATTACTTAAGAAGTTCTTTCCCTGACCATACGCCATCATATTTTGCATAAAAGGCGAGTGAATTAGAACCCATAAATATAAATTCACCGTACGATCCTTCCTGATACATATGTCCAATAACTCTTGTCCGCGCGTCTGCGTGTAGGATGATATCAAACATGATTTCTGTACCCTCGAAAGATTCCACAAGCTTCATTGCTTGTTGTCTGTCATTTAATCCTGTCTGGGCACTTCCTTGGATACGGTAATATCCTGAAATAACTTTAATAGGACACGTAAAAATGAGTGAATCGTTTTTCACTGGCTCGGCTGAACGTGTTGTTAAATTTGTTGGTATAAATATCATAAACAGCGGATGCTGTTCCTGCTGTGGTGTCAGATATATTCTTGCCATACAATCTCAAATTGCAGATACTGTGTAATGTTTGTAACAAACGATACCGTTCCATTAGTATATAAATACAA